TAAGAAGGCGAGCATACGCCGCACTGTATCAGGAGAGAGTGTCTTACCTGCTTTTAGGTCGCGAGCTCGAGCGATGCCCACCGGAGTCATCCCGCGCTGACTCTCTGGTTTTGTCGCTCTAACCTCAAGCGCCCTAGCAGCTGCATCACGCACGCCTTGAGGTGGGGTGAAGTCGATGTGATCATATTTCTTGGGAGTGTTGAGTTGCTCTGACTTCTTCTCTCTCTTCTGTGGGTGACCAGTGGGCAATAGATCAAGGTCTGTAGTGTAAGCCTTCTTACGCTGACCAGTAGCCACCAACTTTAGAAAAGTACGCACGCGAGCAAGCGCCCACTGTGTTCTCGTCATACCTGGCCTATGGCTAACAGAGAAAGCACCAGCGCCGCGACGAAACACAGCTTTAAGTGTGCCAAGGTCTACGCGCCGTGATTTCTTAGTGAAGCGCGCGTTATGCTTATCTCTCATATTCTCTAGAGCTGTGACAGCGTTCTGAGAGATCTCGATCCCACCTCTTGAGCCGCTGGCTGATCCGGCTGGATTCTTAGCACTCCCCTTCACCCTGTCCTTCTTTGGCGCTGGCGTCTGTGCCTGTGTGCGCTTCTTGATCTTCTTAACCATTCTCACGTCTCCTCTTGATGAGTTGTTCAGTGAGTGTAGCGACAGCACCACCACCACCAATGCTTGAGACTCTGGAGATGGATGAGCGCTGAGCATCCTCTGGCAGATCACCAGCCCCTAGGCGTTCACGTATAGCGCGCTCGAGCTCATCATCAGGAGTGAGTAAGCCAGACTGCACAAGACCAGGGAGCATTCCGAGGCTATCAGCCAAGTCATCAGTATCAAGACCAGTATGTGTGAGACGTGGGAGCTTACTTGGATCAATGCAACCATAATTCCACCTGATCAAGCGACCTATGGTCCCACCTCCACGCCGATCAACACCGCTCACCTGTGAGGCTATCAAATCACATAGATTGATAGCTGCACGCCTAAACACACTTAAGTGGATCTCACCTACTGAGCGCGCGCCGGTCTCTGTGTTCCCAAGGTCAGCGAATTGAGTTAAGAAGGCCGCTGCAATCTGTGAGTCACATTTGGTTATGATATTGATGGGCCCATCGGCATAGAGATTAGGTGTGGCCGCGTATGTGTCAAACTTCACCGCCGGATTCTCTACAAGATAGCTCTGCTCAGCGCTGATGAATGCTTGAGCCTGAGACTCTGCATCATTGATCATAGCGTCTATGTCACCATCACTTAGACCAATAGCCTCAGCCTGTGAACGGTCCACAACCACTTTAGGAGATGGCACTGCCCACCGATCGAGCCCAACGCACATCAGGTTAGCCACACGCTGCTTAGTTCTCCACCACCACCACACAGGGCGAAGCATACCAACGCCCTCAAAGTTTGAGCCTGTCTTATTAAGGGTGAGCAAGAGTAGTTTATTAGCTGGGATCGGCTCAGGTACTTTACCCACACCTACAGTGTTTTGAAGCACACCATCAAGACGTTGATTATCTCGGCTTAACCACTGAGAGTGGGCTGATGGTTCACGGTCGGCATAGTGGCTGAGCCATACTCTGATTGATCCTTGAGAGTCTGGCCCTACTTTGTAGACCTCCTCTGCATAGCGATAACCTAGCGGTATAAACTCCCATAGGTAAGCTAGTTGTTCCTCCCAGCTCACAGACATCTGCCCAGAGTAGCCATCAAGCCCCCAACATTCATTTGCGAATCTGGCGAGCTCCTCAGCCACTCGATCACCCTCGACACCTGGCACAAAACGCCACGACGCTGAGAGCAAGGTCTGCCTGAGCATGTGCCATGATCGCCTAACTATGGGGTCAGTCCGCATCATCTCTTCAGCCTCAGATACCCAATTCAGCCCAGTGAGCTGTGGATTGTTCTCTTTGCCTGTGATGTTACCACCACTCAACTGAGTGCCTGAGATGCCCTTGATTCCAAAGCGTGGATGTTGAGCTCTGAGGTGTCTAGGTGGCCTTTGTGTGTCTGTCATGTGGACCCCTATGAGCCTAAATGAGTTAGGCGATTATAGGCGATCATATAGATTTTAATCCTCCCTGTCCACAGGTTCAATTGTGGGGAGCCAATCTTCGACAATGGGGTGAAGTATTACCTCGTCAGGATCTCTCGTCTTAATCGGTCCTTGACCTGAAAATATGGATAGCTTGTCGATTACCGCTGTCTGTAGTTCACTGATCTGCTCACGGCTCAACTGTACTTGGATCTGTGCGTCTCTCAGTCTGCCGATCAGCGCCGCTCTGTCAGCGTTGGCTGCTGATAGTTTGTCTTTGAGCTCTTCAACTTCTGAAGGGTCACGCCCTGACGCTATGGCCATCATTGAAGAGATGGAGCCTGTAATCATGCCGAGGATTCCCACCAACACATCACGGTTTTTCTCTACTATCTCAACATAAGTGAGGAAGAGGACGAGACCCACAACTAAGACCATGAAGAAGACAGAGAACCACCACCCACGCTTAGACTTGATCTCTGAGGTTAGCTCCTTCTGTGTCTTCTTAGTATTTGGGGCCATGCCACAACCTCACCATAAAGTCAGCGCTTACCTCAGCCCATGTAACATATCCTTGAGCGCTGAGCCAAGGCCAGAGCTCACAGATAATGTATATGAGGCTTATGAGCGCTAGACGTGGAAGTGACCAGCTCACCCACTCTAGAATCTTTCTATCTCGCGCTCGACTCCTCACGCGCTTTGGGCCGCCAAGTCTCTTGGCTTTATCATTGCCTGGTGGTGGCTGTAAGCTCTGGATAGTTGAGCCCACTGCATAAATAGACTGAGGTTGACCCACGCCCTTGAACTTATAAAGACCCACGCAGATGAATCTTGTGCCTTTCGGTGTGTGATAGTTTGTCTTGTTCTTCACTGCGTTGATAGCTTGCTGAGTGAGTAGTACCTGACCAGCTCCACAGATAGACATCGTGCGCGCTGCGATGTTCTTGCTAATCCCCTCGAGCTCCACACGCTTAGCGCCCACAGCTGTCCATGTGTCATCTTGTTTTACTTCGATCACTGAGCCCCAATGAACGCCGATTCTAGTATTGAGCTTAACCTTTTCAGGGATAGTAGCTTGATAGTGTAGCGCAAAGTTCACCGCGTCGATGGGCTGGTCAAAGCTCAACATGAATCCATCAGACCGGTCTATCTCTCGACCGTTAAACTTGTAGAGTAGTGAGCGCGCTAGTCTATCATGATATTGCAACCACACTGCGGCAGTCTTAGCACCAACGCGCTGAACAAACGCTGTAGAGCCTATGAGGTCAAGAAGCACGATGCAGAGTTGACGTTCTTTGAGGTCTACCATGATTGTCCTGTGGTGGAGAGTGGTGTAGTCTGTTGAAGCTCTCCTCAGTATATATTCACCTTACGGCCTAAACTAAACAGCTGAGGAGAGCACCTTCTAAAACTTGGAGCCTTTACCGCCTACCTTCACACGCCTATCAGTGGGCGCTCTGGCTGTGTATTGTCTGTGATCAACCAAAGTATCTGACCAGTTCCATGTGATGCAGTCATAACGGAGCGCGTCAAGTGGATCCTCGCGGCCATCTTTCTTAGGCTGCTCTTTATTATCCCAACCATAAGAGTAGATCGCCTTCCTGATGCTGTTACCTGTTGCGCGCTCGCCAGCATCCCAGACCTCACGAGTGATCAAGTATTGACCACGGCTGAATGCTCGCTTTAGTCTCTGGATGCCGTTGAGCACATCAGTCCTGATGGGGTCCGTGTTAGATCTTAAGGGCATACCTAGGCCGATGGGTGGCGCTGATCTCATGGCCTTGAATGCTGACCTACCTGTTTGATCATTGCGCGCTCTACCCGCCTTATCCGCGACGCCATAATCTAACCAGATCCTATCACTAGGCGCTGAGCTCCTTAGAGATCGAGGCCAGGCGACCAAGAGGATAAGCCGCGCTAGCTCATCAACGGTGACCTCTGCTGGGTTAAGCTCTGCACAGATCACATCAGCCCCCAGGTCATCATCATGAGCGATGATCAAGACGCTAGGTTTTCTAAAGCCCCAGTCAATAGCAATGCGCCCTGACATGATCGGTTTATACTCCCAACCATCGATGACGTGAGTCTCCTCATTAAACTCTGAGTAGATGAGGCCGCTAGGTGGTCGCGGTTTGTTCATGACCATAGCCTCACGCTCAGCCTCTGGTAATAGCTT